GGGACATCAGGAACCAGTGGAACGAGTGGAACTTCTCCGGCGGGTGGTTCGGTTAATTTCTTCCAAATGAGAAAAACAGATGGTGGAACTATATTTCAAAACGGAATAAACACTGTTGTTTGGAATGTAACTGATTTTAATACAGATAGCAACATTACACATGTTGATGGTGTATTTCAAATTGGTGCTGCTCTTGATGGAAAGACCGTTGAATTTAATGTAAGAATCGGAGGAACGGGAGCAACGCATAGAACAAAGCTGACTGTTTCATTGGAGAAATACAATGGAGCAACATACGATGTTTTGATTCAATCAAAGAATTATGCTACAAGAGATGGAACTGGTCAGGATGAAGGTGGTACAAGTATTAATGGATTTTTGGCAAGTGTTTCATCTGGTGATTATTTCAGAGTTCAGGCTGGGTTTGTTGCTGATGGTGGTTCTTTGACATTTGATACTCAGGGGTGCTTCATTTCTATGAAAGCATTCTAATCTAGGAAAGGAAACGGAACAAAAAACAAAAAATGGGAGCATCATACGTTGTTATAAATAATTTAGTCCAAGAAGGTTTCACGGTGACAAACCGTAGAAACAAACCGGTGAGTGGTATCCCGGCAGCGCAATTTAGCTATGTAATTTATAATCCAAGTGATACTGCTAACACAGTTACCGTTTCAATCGGTGAACTTAGCAATGGAAACTATCGCGCTGAATTTACACCAGATGTTATCGGTGATTGGTATCTTGTTGTGTATCACCCCAGATATTTTCCTTGGGGTAAAGCAAACGACATCAAGGTCCAGCCAAATGATGATGAAATCACACGTAAGATGCTTCAGAATAAAAAGACGCTTACTCGTGTAGATGATTCAAATTATATTGAAGAAGTTTTTGACGATGATGAAACCACCGTCATTAAACGATTTGATATAACTTGCGAAGATGAAAATACAGAGACAAGGACTCCGATATGAGCGATTGTGCGGTAACACATTTTGGAATTTTAACAGACGGCGCTTTTTCTGTTTGTTTTAGAAGAGGTGTTGGTTTTGGTGGCGGCGCTCCAGCATTACCACAGGAAGAGGTCAAACCTTATATGGTCGTAACAAAGGTTGAGGAAGATGGAAAGGAGACGCCGATTTCAATAACTATTAAGCGCCTGACTTGAGGCAAATACAATGATTAAACTAAGTGTAAACGAAAAGAAAAATTTAGATTTTCAATTTGAGTTAAGTGGTCTCTCACCCAATCAGATTGATATGAGACTTCGAACAGTTATAGATGGTGTTGAATATGGTTTTCCAGCAGAGATGCGTCACGAATCCATTCATGTGACAATACCGCCATTAAAAACCGTTGTTAAGAGAGATTTTCGTGAGGGCGAAACTTTTAAAGCAAGTCTTGACGTAACTGGGGATGGTCATTTTCTACAGCCTTGGTCAGACAGTCTTCAAATTCATAACCCAATTAAGATGGAAGCCAAAGTAAAAGATGGTGAATATATTGAGGAAGAGAAGAAACCAGAATTGAAAGTCAAGGTTCAAGAAGAAAAAGTTGAGAAACCCAAAAACGATTTGAGAAAAATGGTTGAAGAAAGAATAACTAAATACATGAATCGTGAAAAATCAAAATCTGGTGGTAAAGTAACCAAGCAACAAAAGTCTCGTGTTTCTACAATAAGAGAATCTAAAAAATCTAAAAAAGGAATGACCAAAGAACAATTTATGAGTATGACTCGTGAAGACATTATGAATTATATTAAAAGAGTTAAAACAAAAGATCCACGTATTCAAGAAATAATTTACAATCAGGCAGTTCAAGCGGCAAAGACTTCTAAACCTTATAAGGTCTTCCCTTTTGTCATGGAAATAATTGGGCGAGGTAAAAAATAAATTGTCGGAGGTGATTTATTGAGGCTTAATTGGCGCGTTCGCCGTAGGCGTCAGATCAAGACCTGTGGTTTTATAAAATTAATCTGTAGAAGAACACATAAAATGAAGTTTGCATTAGCAAAAGCAAATATGAAATAAGGAGAATAAAAATGTCTGGCAAATATGAAAAGGTGGGTTTAGCCGTGTGGAAATTCGCCGAAAATATTTTATCCGTTAAAGTTTGGGTCATTTTTGGATTCATGTTTTTATCAACATATCTTTTGACAAAAGTGCAGGGAGGTATTACGGCTGATGCCTTTGCTGCTTGGGCCACCGGCAATGGTTCGATTATAGCAACAGTTCTAGCTATTCGTGAGGGCGTTAAAGTTAGAAAAATCACTGCTGCGAGTAATGGGGCAACAGAAGATCAAGTAAAAGAAATTCAGAAAATTATGACATAAGGAGAATCGAAAAATGAATGTTCTAACAAGCATCCTGGCAATTGGCGGTACGGCTGGTGTGGGGTACATTTTATATACACTTTTCAGTGGAGGAGGTGGAGAAATTGCGAAGAAACTGCAAGCGATGTTCCAAAAAAAGAAACTGGAAGAGATTGATGAAATTGAGAAGAAACAAACTGATGTCGCAAAGAAAGTCCTAGAAAGTGAGAAAGTGGCCGAGGAAACCAAACAGAAAATAAAAGAGATAAAGAAAGAGTACAACAAAAAAATCGTTAAAACATTACAAGAAGAAAATCTTGAAGATATGCTGGTGGGGGATGATGAATTATGGGAAGGATAATTATTAGTGTTATTGTTTGTTTATCTCTTTTATTTATTGGTTGCGCACCAGCTAAGTTTACGCCAGTTGAACCAATGAAGATTGAATTTGATAAGACACCCAAATACGAGTTGAACCTTGATGAAATTACTATACCAGATAAACCCGTAAAAATTCTTTTAGATAAAGATTTAAATATTACAGAAGATGTTAAACAGGCTAAATATGTAGCATTTGCTCCAAAAGAATATGCTAAAGTTCAGGCACATCTTGAAGTTAGAAAAGCATACAAAGACATCACAATTGAACAGGAAAAGTTGATCAATGCTTATGTGGATGAGATTAACGCCTTAAAAGAATTATTGGCTTTAGAACAGGCAAAGACTAGAGCATATTATGAACTGTGGGTAAATTCAGAAAATGCATATCGTCAAGAAAAATATGAACATCAATTAGACAATATGTTTAACCGTTCAGTTATTGGTGTCATGAGTGTTGGTGCTATCATATTGGCTATATTAGCGCTTTAAGGAGTAATTAAAATGAGATACACAGATGAAGGTATGGAGATTTCGTAAAAAAAATGCAAAAGGCTAGAAAGGAGAAAGCAGAAAAAGAAAGAGAGAAGCAGTTTTGGAAACAACACTATGCATCAATACCTGTATCTAGAATAAGAGGAGAACATAAAATGGACATTCGTAATTTAAAAGCGTTAGCTTTAGTAAACGTACTTGTAAGTGAACTGAGTGGGGTTGCAAAAACTCAACTTGTTCGTTTTATTAAAGAGGCTGATGAGGTACAGCTTATGGCCTTTTTGATGGACTCAGAAATTATGTTGCTCGATGAAGCAGCCGCAGAAGTAGTTGAAGATAGATTTGCTCAATTTGTTGATGAGCATTATTATGATCTTCTTGAAGCACCTTTAGCGTTGGCTGATTTCGTGGAGGAGGCTGGGTGAAAAGAAAAAGTTGGTAAATTGGCTCAGAAACCCGGTGCTAAAACAGCCGCCAAGATAGGTGGGGCAGCCATTGGTGTTGCTGGGGGTTTTTATACTGGAAGAGCATTAAGCACAAAGTTTGTTAGAGCAAAATGTAGAAAATTACACCCAAACGACCCAGCTAAGTACAAAGATTGTGTTTATCAACATTTGAAGAAATTCGGTGAAAAATATGCAAAGAAAAAAACTGATTAAAGAAATGAGGTAAAATAAAATGTCTAAAACTATTTTAGATGTCAAAAATAAAAAGAAAATGTCGTTGCTTCGTAAACGCGGGGCAAAAGGCGTTGCAATTGGTTATAAAATAACTGATGGTAAAATAACAGATGAACCTGCAATTATTGTGAACGTTGAAAAGAAATTGCCTAAATCTCAACTAAAAAGTTCAGATATGGTGCCAAGCAAAATTAAAGGCTTCAATACAGATGTTGTTGAGCTTGGTAAAATAGTTGCTTTGGATTTAGACACCCAAAAAAAGTATAGACCCGCACCCTGTGGAGTTTCAATCGGTCATAAAAATATCACTGCGGGAACGCTTGGGTGCGTGGTTTATAAAGACGGCGTCCCGTTTATTCTCAGCAATAATCACGTTCTGGCAAACTCGAATGCGGCGAAGATAAACGATGAGATTCTTCAACCGGGTCCTTATGACGGTGGCACTTTAGCAGACCAGATTTCTGCTCTTGCGCATTTTGTACCTATTGATTTTGGTGGTGACGTTGAGCCTCCTCCACCAGACGAAGACCCTCCCGGCGAAGATCCTCCGACACCGCCACCAGACGATGGAAATGGTGGTGGGTGTAAGATAGCCAAAGCGTTTGCTTCTTTTGGTAATTTTATGGCAAGCAAACTTGGTTCGAGTTACGTTGTAAAACTTGAAAAGTTTTCCACACCAAATTATGTTGACGCAGCTTTAGCTGGACCGATTGAAGTCGGCGTTGATGTGGATGATAATATTGTTGATATAGGAAAAATTGTTGGTGTTCGAATGGAACCACAATTACTTCTAGACATTAAGAAATTTGGAAGAACGACACATTTTACAGAAGATAGAATTCTTCAACTTCATGCTGATATTCAAGTAGGTTATGGTCCTGGTCAAACAGCTCTTTTTGAAGATCAAATTGTCGCCGGGCCTATGAGTGCTGGTGGTGATTCTGGGTCGATAGTTTTGGATATGGATAATCAGGTGGTGGGTTTGCTTTTTGCTGGTTCTGATTATGCCACTATTATCAACCCAATAAAATACGTGATTCAAGCATTAGATATCACATTCTAAGAAAGGCGTATTGATGAATTATTTAGAAAAAATAAAGAAATTGCTTGAAGTGAATATGACGGAACGAGGATATAAATTGTGGGAGGGGATAAATAACTTGCTGCCAGACATCTGGAACAAACCAACTTCTTCCACAGGAAAATACCACAAAAAGAAAGATGGTCGTGTACCAAATATTGATGAACATGTGTATGAGATGTTGTATGCATCTGTTAAATTGTTTTCAACTTTTAATATTTACCCAAAAACTCCTGATGCAGACGCGTTGCTATTTGCTGTTGTTTTGCACGATTCACTGAAATATGGAAAATGGGGAAGTAGAAAATTTGTTGATAATCAACATGATAAAGCAGCAGCAGACATGGTTAAAAATAACGAAAATACCTTTCTTAAATTAATGAATGAAAATCAATATCATGCATTAGAGGAAGCGGTGAGATTTCATTCTGGAAGATGGAGTAGTGACGTTACGCACAATAACGGTTTTGATATCAATAAACTTTCTGCTATGACTCTATTTGTTCATGTGCTAGATATGATGTCTTCCAAAGATTTAATACAAACGGACGTGAGGAATTCAAATGACATTGACTTCAACTCGGCTTGTGCCGGAGCTTCAGAGTTGGGGGTACAAGCTAATAACCCAATCGATTGTCAATAAATACGGTGTACCCAGCCCTGTCTTTATAGATGATATATACCTTCCTCAAAAGTCTTTCATCGAATTGCTGTTCAACGAAAATTATCCGTACAGTGAATATTTATATCTCTATAATATACAAGGCAATACGCCTTCATGTGAGCCTTACGTTGCCTTTAATCGCCTTCAAATATATTCATCTTCGCAGTATTGTAAAGTGACCGATTCACCAGATGGTCAGAATCTGTTCGCTCTTGTCAACGACGATTTCACAATGTTAGATGCTCTATTAAACTATAGAACTCTGATAAGTGATTCTACTTCTATAGACTCTACTTCCTTTGTCGTTGTAGATGCAACCAGCGCAGATTTAATTTTTGATACAACGGCCAATATTTGGTATTTGACAGGAAATCCAAACGTTCTTTCAACTCCTCTTTCTAAACTCATTTGGATTTATTTAGCTTTTCAAGCAAGTGGTGATATAGACTATTACAACAACACAAATGTTTATTCTACAAATGCGCTTGAGGCGTTTTTTGAATTATATCTAATAGAGAATATGTTTTCTTCTGTTTCAGAGAGAGGGTGGGTTGAAAATCTACTGAGAGATACAAGATGATTGATATAGAAACTTTTTGGAAAATACTAAACGTAATAAAAACAGGAACAGCAGATTCTACGCTGACAACCGCTTTAAACAACTTAGCTCTTTCTAATCAATCAACTGCTGAAACTCTCTTTTCAAATAGAATAGACCAATCTGCATTCAATACGGCAGATTATACAAGACTTCGAGCGTTTATTCGAGATTGGTATGCCTCATTTAGAACCGGTACAGCGTCTTCAAGACAAATCAGTGACCCCTATTCTCGATCAAATGATGAATTAGACGAACTTTTTAGAAGTTTTGGTTACGATTTTTCTACATCGATAAGAGGCCCATCAAGCGATCCCGTTACAATAAAGGTCAACTTCTTTCTAGACCTTGTTAATCTCTATAAAATTAAGGGAACACCTCAAGCTATTCTAGAAGTTCTTCAATATTATGGTATAAATGATTTAGATATATATGAGCTTTGGTGTCAGAAAAATACAGAGAATAGTCTTATTTTTAGAGGTGATATTGCGGCTGGTACAACAGGCGATACAGCCTCTATTCAACTTCCTTTCGATCTTCTAACTCAGGGTGATCCGCACTGGCGTTACACAGAAGGTCAAATATTAACACTTGACCGTTTAAATAAAATAAATCTTCCATCGAAGTCGCCTTACTTCGCTATAAAACCGATTTACGATCCAAACTCAGCGAGTCTTGCTATCTTACAGAGAAAGGTTCAGGATCAGCATGATATTTGGTCTGGTGGAGGAAGTCTGCCACAAGATGCCGAGGTTTCTATAGTCGGTGGTAGGTTAACTTCACTTTTAGGTCTTTATCTTAGTTGCGTGTATGTTTTTAATAATGAGTTTAATACCGGTGTTATCTCAAACAACAATTTCTTCTGTTACGATGGTACTACAGTAGATACATTTGAAATACTTGATGAATACAATGCAATAACACAAAGAACTTATGCAACGAGGGCAGAATATAATAGTTATCTTGCTCAATATTATGATTTGTTTACGAGGGCTGATGTAAGAAATTTTCTACAGGCAGCAACCGATGCCGGAGATATACTGGCTGTATTAGATCCAACCCTAAAGAATGAGTTAGATAGTGTTGGTGAACCTAACATAGTTATTCTCGCATCGTTGTTGAAAGATTTGGGTGATTGGATAAAATACAATATCAATTTTGGTTTTATAAACATTGCACTGATTTTGAGCGGCTTAGATTTAATCTTTGATGACCTCAAGAATGCAATTAACTTCTTTAAGCCATATCATGCCCGTTTAGTTCCTCTTGAAGCTCTCAATATTAAGAATAGACTGTTTGGTTCCATTGTAATGGAAGACCAAGCAATTGATGAAAGAGAAGAATATTTTTATGATTATATAACGGGCGATGGTGCGCCTTGTTGTGATTCAACCAACACGACATGTTATGATACAACTTCTGCTGGCAATCAGTATTATGCGAGAGATACATTTGATTGCGGGTCGAATTTTGACATCGGCGCTGTGGTAGACGGTGGCATAAAGATATATGAAGAAATAACATTTAGAGATAATTTGAGATGCCCACAGGATAGCACCGGTCCTGTCGTTTCTGAAATAACAGATTTGGAAATGTGGGGCAGGTACTCAAGGCAGATACCGAATGCTGTAATAGAACTTGATGTTCGATTGGAAGTAGACCAGACTGACACAAATTATTCTGTCGTGTGTGATGTGTGGAATGAGGAGGACCCAGACCCATCAATATATGACTATATTATCACTCGAAAGAGTACTGCGGGTTTTACAGTTCGATTTTCAGATTATATAGACGGTGATAACTACTGGCTTGATTTCTATATCAGACGAGGTGAGTACGCTGGTATAGAATCTCTTGTGAATGGAAGTACACAAAAGACGGTTCTCTTTGGTACACCTAAACCGAACACTCAATATGCACTTGGTATCACGCTAAGAAACATAGTTGATGCAACACCATCTATGTTTAACTGGGAAGTTATTCAGAAGCAAACGAATGGTTTTAAGGTTCAATTTTCAGATACGATTGATACAAACAATCATTACATGGAATGGATAGTCGTTGATTCTACAGCAAGTGGTATAGAATCTCTTTCAAACGGCGCTGAATCTTATGTAGTCACTCTTCCGTACACAGAACAGAATGATGATTACGCGGTAATTTTAGAAGTCAAAAACACAATAGATGCTTCTTCTTCTATTTACACATACATAATCACAGAAAAGACAACCACAAGTTTTACGGTCGAGTTCTCTGGGCCGATGGATTCACCGAATTATACTTTATGTTGGTTCATTCTGCCTCAAGAATTAGAAATAAATAGAATGGACTACTATCAAAGCGGCCATTGGCACGACTTTGACGACGATGGAACTTTTGATTGCACACACGGCTTTGATCTAGTACAAATTTACGTGAGACCTATCGGTGATTTCCTACTCCAAGAAAATGGATTTTACCTACTTCAAGAAAATGGCGACAGGATCGTACTTGAGGGTTCTGAATAACGCCATCCAGCCGAAACCCTTATTATTACTGGGATCTTTATACTCAACAGGTGGAACAAATACGTGAATAAAACCCACAACAGGAGGTTTGTATGCCAACAGTTAAATACCCCGGTTTAATAGAATTTGTAAAGAACAACCTTACGAAAGGAAAGCAGGTCAAAGACATCTACAGAGATGCCGTGAGAAAGTTTGGTTACGACGAAGAATTTTATCTATTCAACAATTATTGTTACAAAGTTAAAATGAGACACATGGAAGACGACTCAGAAGTTAAAGTTGATTCAGGCGATGCTATGGAAACTAAACTTTTGAAACTGTTGAAAAAACACGCAATACTTGGTGGGGCTGAGCTTTGTGAGTTGTTAGAATGCACACCGAAGGACCTTTTCAAATGTATTTCAAATCTTAGAAAAGAAGGTCATGAAATTATTTGCGACGACACTAAAATTATTATGAGTACCGATGTTGCACCAATGGTTGAACCTCTAAAGAAACCCATTGAAAATACAGAAATTATTTTTGGTGTTGCTTCCGACCTACATTTTGGTTCTAAGGCTTGCCAAATAACAGCCCTTAATGAATTCGCAGAAATCTGTCGCAGAAAAGGTGTTAAACACATGTTTACCCCCGGTGATATTTTTGCTGGTTATCGAGTTTATAAGGGTCAAGAGTTTGAGGTATATGCCACAACAGCAAAGGAACAAGAAGAATCTGTGGCTGTAAATTTACCCGAGGGGTTTGATTGGTACATGCTTGGTGGAAATCACGATTATTCATTCTTTAAAAATAGTGGTCATAATCCACTGGTGGCTGTTAGCCGAATGAGAAATGACATTCATTATGTTGGTTTCGATGAGGCCGATGTACCCATTCTCAAAGATGTTGATCTTAGAATGTGGCACCCGTCCGGTGGTGTACCATATTCAATTTCTTATCGTTTACAAAAAGGCGTTGAACAAATTGCTTATGCTGAACTTGCTCAACTTTCTATGAATTTAAAAGATAGACCAACGATTAGATTTTTGCTTTGCGGTCATCTTCACATTCAGATGCAAGCCATGTTTGGTTCTATATTTGGTATGCAAGCCGGTTGTTTTGAAGGCCAAACGCAATACCTTAAACGACATGGCCTTCACCCGCAGGTTGGCGGTTGGATTGTCAAAGCTGAAATGAAGAGAGGTGAAATTCTTAATTTCAACGCACACTTCTATAGATTTCCATTTATGATACCAGATGATTATAAAAATTATAAACACACAATTACACCAAAGGAAATTGAAAAACCTATTTTTGAAAAATAGGCAAAAAAATAAGGGGGAGGAAGGCTATCGAATTCCCCTTATCTGTTTGCGCCGTAGTATTCGGTCAAATCATGACCGCATTCGACGCAATGATAACCCATTCTTGGGTTATCTGATTGACGACAGAACATCGCCGAAATAATTACTCTGCGGCCCTTGTGCCGCCAACACCACCAGCATACGCTGGTATATGGCGTACACAGGTTCCCTAACTCCACTCTATTTTGAGTGAGAGTTGTTTGTGGAATTGGGTTACCCCAAAGATCACATATTGTCAGGTCTCTCCTGACAAAATAGATCGGGTGTTTCCCATCGGGCATAATTTGGGTTGTGTCTACCACACATGTAAATGTATGTGGGTTGGAATTTGGAAAATGTTGCTTTGTTACAAAGTTCATTGCCTTTACCTCCTCTCGCAAACTACGTAGCTGCCAAATATTCCGCCCTTCACAAAATGATTCGGCATCTTCTTTGAGAAGTGAGAATAAATAATGAAAATTGAAAATGCTATTACACACATGGAAATTGCGAAAGAAATCATCTTCATTTTGACCTCCCAAAAGCCTTCCTCATTGATTAATATATATAGTGAGAACAAAACTTAAACTCTCTGCATAGTAACTTTCAGCAGACTTTAAAAACAAAATTGAGGCTTTAGTCTGCGGCCTGTTAAAAGGAGGTATGCTATGACATACAAAGATAAGTTCGTCGCGGAAGTAAAATGTAACGGGAGAATTCTTAGAGTTTTAAACGACACCGTTACCCTACCATTCGGAAGTGAGTACTCACTTCTGTTCAAGAACCTCAATTCACGAAAAGCAAGAGTCGATGTGTGGATTGACGGACAAGATGTTCTTGATGGAAAATCTCTTATTCTAAACCCCAATGAAACTGTTGAGCTTGAAGGTTTCTTGCGTGGTATGCAAGGTAGAAACAAATTTCGTTTTATTCAAAAAACAAAAGAGATTTCAGATCATAGAGGTGATCGAATTGATGATGGTTTAATTCGTGTTGAATTTGCTTATGAAAAACCAGCGCCTGAATTTTCTATTAAAAGTATAATTCATGATCATCACCATCACTATCATCATCACCACCACGATAGAGGGTTTAGCCCCTATACACCCGATGTTTATTATACAAGCAATGCCAGTGATCGATCAAGCGATATTGCTACTGGCAGCAAAATGTCTAAGAATGTCGGCAGTGAATTGCGTTGCCATGTTCCTGGAAGTGAATTGCGTAGCAAATTACGTGGTGTCAACTATTCAAATACTAATGAGCCAATTCAATCAAATTTTACTTGCGATGGTTCACAGAATGTACAGAGTTCAAATATGCAAAATGTTGTTAATCAAGTTCAAACTCCGATTGACGATATGGGAATTACTGTGAAAGGGTCTGAAATCAATCAACAATTCGATTACGGGTATATCGGAAGCACAGACCCGTCAGAGGTCATTGTTATTCATATGAGAGGAACAACTGATCGTGGTAATGTTGTTCAACAACCCGTTACAGTTCAAACAAAACTGACCTGTTCTTCATGTGGTCGAAAATGGTCATCAAATAACAAGTTTTGTGGAAACTGTGGCACATTTCTTGAGTGATATATTTAAGAACAAATTTATATAGAGAGTGCAGCGGATTGCCTTGTTTAGGACAGATGTAGCTCCCACTTAAGGCAATCCGCTTTTTTTCGGAACAAAATATAAAGTGTTAATGTAGTGAGAACAAATAATAAATTCATAAAAGGGTGTAACGCGGAATGGAAAATCAAACAAAGGATATAGAAATTGTAGCAACCGATGATTACGCGGAGAAATGTCTTAGGGATTCTCTAAATCGTAGAGAGGATTCGGAGAGAAGACCAAAAGGAATGGTCAAGATTTTTGAAGTTGATGAAAATGGCTCTAAAAAACTTGTCCACAAAAGCAATTTGATTGTTTATTTGGGTAGAGAGTGGCTTGCACAAGCCATCGTTAGAACAAACAACCCAAACGTTGACTCGACCGGAAATGAGTTCATAAGCTGGATGGGCTTAGGAACAGGTGGTGTTGATTCAGCAGACCCGTTAAACCCAATAGCTCCAATCATTACCGATACAGATTTATACGCAGAAGCCCCTTTAAATAACAGTGATGCCACATATGCGGACTTTAGAGGAGCTAATTATTACAAAAAACCTTTTGATTCGGTTGCATTTGAGCAAGATGTATTAAACGACGACAAATGGCTGGTTGTTAGAATAACAACAACGATTACTGTTGGGGATGCGAATGGCTACAATCTAAGCGAAGCTGGTCTTTTTACAGCCTCATCATCAGTCGGTGGTCATTCAGGTCCATTTCACTTATTTGCAAGAGTTACATTTCCTTCAATTGTTAAAACAGAAGATAGAAGGCTAATTATCGTTTGGTATTTATTTGTTTAATCAATTAGATGACCTGGAGAAGAAAGGAAGTATCGAAATAAATAGAAATAATTTCAAAATTAGAGAAATTAACGTTTTTGGAGGAAAAAAATAATGGCTAATATATCTCCGGGTGTATATAGCAAGATCATCGACCTTTCAACCTTCGTACAAGCCGTGCCTTCAACAATTGGTATGGTTTGTGGTTTGTCACCCAAAGGAGAAGACAACGTTCTTAAATTTGTAGGTGGAAGGTCAGAGTTCATCACAGAATTTGGTGAACCAAACATCACTGCATATGGCAAGTCATACGGCCAAGGCCCATATGTTGCTTACAACTATCTGGGCGAATCTGGTTCTCTATTTTACATGAGAGTTATGCCAGACGATGCTGCATTTGCCAATATGAGACTTGATGTTATTCAAGGTCCAACAGACTCTTCGGCGTCAATTCAAATCACTTACGTAGAAGGTATCAACTCAAAAGCAGAACTTAAAACCAATTTGGTTCAAAGTGGTACAACCTACCCATTAGCTTTCCTTTACCCAATCGGAAGAGGTCAATATTACAATGCTATTGGTGTGAGGTTCACAGAAACAGCGAACCCTCTTGCTGGTGATACATACATTATGGATATCTACGAAAGACAATCAGATGGTGATGATGTTATCATCGAATCATTTGAAGTTTCTTTTAATCCATTTGGTAGAGATACAGCAGGTGAAAGTACATGGATCGTTGATGTGTTGAATACCTTCTCAGCAGTTCTAAGAGCTGAAATGAATATTTCTGACGAAGTTTATAGCCCCGGCTATGAATTGCTTGTAAGAAATTATGCTCAAAATATAGGTGTTGTATCTGTTTCAGCTACGGCTGGTTCGGCTTGGATTTCAGATAACAAGCAGGATTTTACTGAATTTCAAACTGCCGATACAACTACAGGTATTGCTTCATATATCGTTGTCGCTCTTGACGCAAAAGGAAATGAAGTTTGGGGTTGGTTGGGTGCATCATTCGGTGCAGATAATGAATCAATTGAAGTATATAACAACAGAGTTCTAGGTTCGGCTCAACAATCTTGGCTCGGTGATACTGCAACATTCGACCCAACAACTGAAATAACATATGTTTTCAGAAAGGCGAAAGCATCGGTTGCGACCGCTTTTACGTCTTCTGTACCTGTGCCTCTAAGAAAAGGAAGTGACGGGGAACTGCTTGATACAAACGGTAATCTTGATACAGCGGTAGCAACTCAATTGCTTGCTCAAGGTTATTCGGGAATTATTGATGATTCTGTATTAGATAATGAAAACATCTACTTCTCTCTTGTATTCGATGCAGGTTATCCATCAGATGTAAAGGTAGCTATCAGCACACTTTGTCAGACAAGACGTGATTGTGTGGGTATCGTAGATAATGGTGATAACCCAACGTTTAATGCTTCAATTGCAACAAGAAATAACACAAATACGTTCAACACATACTTTGTTGCAATGTATGAAGAATTCAACAAGGTTTATGACCCATTTACTGGACAAGACGTATGGTTCTCACCAATTTATCATATGTCTTATCTGCTACCTAGAAATGACAATGTTGCTTACTTGTGGTTTGCGGCAGCGGGATTTACTCGTGCTGCAATTGATTCAATTAAAGAACTGCGCTTTAACCCAAGACTTTCTCAACGCGATCAGATGTATCTAAAACAACTGAACCCAATCGTGAAATTCAATCCGGGTTATGTTGTTTGGGGTCAGTTGACAAGTCAAGCTAAACCAAGCGCATTGCAAGACCTCAATATCGTCAGATTGGTTCTGTACATTAAGAGAGCGTTCGAGCAGTTCTGTCGTTTCTTCATCTTTGAACAAAACGATCAGGTAACATGGAATGCCGTACAAGGCCAATTGATTGAATTTCTTGAAGTCATCAAGAAACAAAGAGGTTTATATAGTTACTCTGTAGCAGTTGGTGCAACAGACTATGAACGAAGAACAAAGACTTTTCATGTTGACGTAA